GCCAAAGAACTTGGTGAAGATGCAAAACCAGAACAAGTTCTTAAAGTTATGGAAGCAGTCGGTGGTGTTGCACTCAAACTTGCTCTAGAAGAAAAAGAAGGTCCATTTGGATTCAACAAAGTAAAGGAGGAGGAAGGCGATGCCGACGTATCAATTCAGGAATAAAGAAACTGGTGAGATTACTGAGGAACGCATGAGTTTCACTGTTTTGGATAAATATAAACAAGATAATCCTCATCTTGAACAATACCATGGTAGTTTTCCTGGTGTTGTAAGCGAAGCGGGTGTCAGGAATAAAGTTCCTGATGGTTTTAGAGATGTTCTAAAATCTATCAAAAAAGCAAACTACGGTTCAAACATCGATACTCATTAACCTTATGCCAAGAAGAAGAAAAGACAACCAATTCGATTTTGTTAATAGTACTGCAAAACAAATGAGACGTAAGAAACCAATCAACATAGATCACTTAAAGGAGATTGTACCCCTTACAGAAAATCAAACAAAAGCGTTTGAAGCATATGAGAATGGTAAGAATCTTTTCCTTTATGGATGTGCAGGTACAGGTAAAACATTTATTGCAATGTACCTGGCGTTGAAAGAAATTCTTTCTGGCACTTCTTCATATGAAAAGTTGTACATGGTTCGTTCTCTAGTCCCTACTAGAGAGATTGGATTCCTTCCAGGAGATCATGATGACAAGTCAAACTTGTATCAGATTCCATACAAGAACATGGTAGAGCATATGTTTAAGATGCCAGATGATCCTGCATACAACATGTTGTATGACAATCTAAAGGCACAAGAAACTATTTCTTTCTGGTCCACATCCTTCCTTCGTGGCACTACACTTGACAACTCTATTGTCATTGTCGATGAATGTCAGAACTTGAACTTCCATGAACTGGATTCAATTATTACACGTGTTGGTCAGAATTGCAAGATCATCTTTGCTGGTGATGTTATGCAGACCGACCTTGTTAAAACAAATGAGAGGAATGGTATTCTTGACTTCATGAAAATCCTTGAAGTTATGGACGAGTTTGAAGATGTTAACTTCGGACCAGACGACATTGTAAGAAGCGGACTTATCAAGAGTTACATCCTCAGTAAAATGCAATTAGGATTTGGTTAATGTTTATTCATGTTGATATGGGTGTCCTCCTTGAGGACATTAAGGCGACTACTTCATCTACTGGAAAAAGAGTTTATGCTGTTGGTGAGATGGAATACCCATCCATCTCTACCATTTGTTCCTATCGCAAACGCCAATCCATTGCAGAATGGAGGAAGAGGGTCGGTGCTGAGGAAGCAAATAAGATCTCTACTCGGGCAGCGTCTGCTGGAACTACACTACATAGTATAGTTGAAGATTATCTAAATAATAACTTAGATCTTGACAACTACAAGGATAAGTTCCTTCCAGTACTGCTGTTCAAACAAGCAAAGCAGATGCTGAGTAGAATAAATAACATTCATTTCCAAGAGGCACCTCTCTATAGTCACGAATTTGGTATTGCAGGTAGGGTAGATTGTATTGCAGAGTTTGATGGTAAACTCTCAATCATTGATTTTAAAACATCTTCTAAAGAGAAGAAAGAGTCCTGGATCGAGAACTATTTTGTTCAAGAGACGGGGTATGCTAAAATGTATGAAGAACGATCTGGCATTAAGGTCGAACAGATCGTTACGTTAATCACCTGCCAAAATGGCTTTACTCAGGTATTCATTAAAGATCCTGAGGACTATGTGCCTTTGCTTAAAGATTACATTGCAGAGTACAAAGATGCCCACAAAAGGTAAAAAAATTGATGAATTAATTGACGATAGTTTTATGGATAAAAATAAATTTTCAATGACTATTGAGAACATAGTAAAAGAAAGCAAGAGAACGATTAATTACATCGATGCTATTGTTGAATACTGTGAGACAAAGGACATTGAAGTTGAATCTGTTGTTAAATTAATTGCACCTTCACTGAAGGAAAAGATTAAAGCAGAAGCAACACATTTAAATTACATTAAGAAGACCACTAAAGGAGTTCTACCCATCTGATTATGTCTGCATTTGATGTTTACTCTATTTACTTAGGAGTTAAGACCCACTTTACTTCTAAAAAGTATGATTACTTTCGTTATGAAGGCAGGACAAGAACTTCAGAAGAAAAATTTAATAAAAGAAATGATCGTTACTTCTTTGAAAAACTATCTAAAAAGTTTAGCAAAGAAGAGATCGAACAATACTTTGTGTCTAATTTTCTAGTCAACTCTAACTTCTACATCAAAGAGATGGAAGATAGTAACTATGTTGACTGGAAGAAAAGGACACAAAGTATTTCTTATTTGTTCACTCAAGATCTTGAAAAAGTTTTAATGCGATCTAGTGATTTGAATGAAGCATTGCAATGTAAGAGGGGTCAACATTCCACATTACTAAAAACATTTTTTGCTGGTAATGTTATGATAGAAACTTTAGTTCTTTTAAATAGAGTAACAGGTTTTATCAATCGTTATGATCAAGTGATGAGTGATGATGTCATCTGGGAGCAAGTATCTACTCGCTTGAAAAAATATGATCCTTTTGTTAAATTAGATCCATTAAAAGTAAAGCAATTAGTAAAACAAAAACTATGAATGACTCAGGAATGTTCTCTTCAGAAATTGTGAAGAGAGAGGTAGAGCAAATGTTTAAACTCTATCAAAAATTGAGTGGAAAATTAACTTTCTTTGAACTTCAAACAGACGAAGAAAAAATTAAGATGGCAGATGATCTTGAGCGTTTGATTGAAATGCAAGAGATTCTATATACTAGAGTGTTTCTCTCTAATGATGAAGACAGTGAATTGGTTAAGGAAAATTTCAGAATTGCTGCAAAGCAAATGGGTATTCCTCCTCACATGACTAACCCTGAGGTCTTTAAGATTGCAAGGGAGTCAGTTCAGCAGATGAGAAAACATATTGAACAGGGGGGTTGACACTATCCCCTTCACCTGCTATGATAATATAGTCAATACGACAAATCCAACTAATCCATTTAATACGGAGCAATAACATATGTCTTTCCAATCTCTCAAGTCCCAGGGTTCACTGCTGTCTAAGCTGAACCAAGAATTGAACAAGACCGAAGGGTCTACTGGGTACATTGATGATCGTATTTGGAAACCCCAGATGGGCAAAGATGGCGTAGGTAATGCCATCATTCGATTCCTCCCCCAACCTGAAGGTTGTGAGATGCCATGGGCAAAGGTCTGGTCTCACGCATTCCAAGGTCCTGGTGGATGGTACATTGAGAATTCTCTCACCACTCTTGGTCAAAATGATCCTGTTGGTGAATTGAATCGCACCCTTTGGAACAGCGGTCTTGATTCTGACAAAGAGATCGCTCGTAAGCAGAAGCGTAAACTGTCTTACTACAGCAACATCTATGTGATCAAAGATCCTGCTAACCCTGATAACGAAGGTAAAGTATTCCTTTATAAGTATGGCAAGAAGATCCATGACAAGATCATTGCTGCCATGCAACCTGAGTTTGAAGGTGAAGAACCCATTAATCCTTTTGACTTCTGGCAGGGTGCTGATTTTAATCTGCGTATCAAAAAAGTTGCAGGTTATTGGAACTATGATTCTTCTATCTTTGGTCGCCCTGGAACCCTTGGTGGTTTTGATGACTCTCAACTGGAGACCATCTACAATCAGATGCATGATCTGAATGAGTTCATCGAGGCAAAGAATTTCAAATCTTATGATGAATTGAAGACACGCCTCAACACTGTACTCAAGGGTAACAATGCTGCACGTGTTGATCGTGAAGAGTATGAGAATGATGTAGCTGCTGAGTATCAAGCGAGCAACTCTTTCAATGCTCCTGACATCACCATCCCTACTCCTGCAGCACCTGTGGCAGCAGCACCTGTTGCTTCATCTGTGACTGAGGATACCTTTAGTTACTTCGACTCTCTTGCTAACGAAGAGATGTAATATAAAGAGGGGGGTCTAAAAAGATCCCCTCTTTTTTCCCCAAAACGAAAATCACTTTTTCAGTTCAAAAAAGTCGGGAAAAAAATCCCGCCAAAAATTTGCCCAAAAGGGTCGATGCTAAATTTACTCATGAACATTACTTATTATGAAGTACAAACCTTACACTCCAGAATGGCATAGATACAGGTATCTCAAGGAAGCACTCGATAAATATATTGAGGATTATATTGATAATGATATCATCCTTGGTGACATTCTTGATATCATCTGTGAACGCCAAGAGCGAGCACATGCTGAATATCATAAACTTGAGGATCTAGAACTTAAATTACGGGAGTGACATGCTTTCTACAAAGTA